CCAGCGCCTTGTAGGCCATCCAGCGTTGCACGGCGGAGGCGGAGTCAGCATACTGCGACTCGGTGGCCACGATCTGGTTGAGGCGGGCCCGGGCCTGGTTGCGCGCCGGTCCACCGATGTAGTTGACGGCCGCCTGGTGGCCGCCGCTGACTCCGATTGCGGCGAAGGTCGAGGTATACATCTGTTGAGTGGCGATGATTTTGCCGCCGCATTCCCGCCACGTCTGCTCGCAGATGGAGCCGGGCCCGTCGAGCAGGATGACGGGCTTGGTAGTAGCCGCGACGGCCGCTATCTCGCTGTCAATTTGCAGGAGGTTGGTGGAAGACACGATATCGGAATCGGTGAGCAGCGACATTCAGGCCCTCTCCGTACCGTGGGCAGCCGGGGGGGCCGATCGTTCGCGGATCGCATAGACCAGTCTTTTACCGCCGCCGGATTCCAGGTGGGTGGTAAGCGCGTCCGCGATCGCGGCGGCGTCGATCGTCGGGACGTCCGGTCCGCCGGGATCGGCGAGCTGCCTTTCCTCATAGTCGAGCCGCGCCTGTTGCTTCGCTTCCTCGATCCGGACCAGCAGGCCCTGCGCCTGGTGATGCTCCGGGTTATGGCCGGTCCGCTGCACAACGTTTAGCAGGAACTCGATCGCTTCTTCGTAGAGGGTTTCGCCGGGCATGGTTCAAGTTTTCTCCACAGGTTCTCCACAAACAAAAAATCCGGCGCGAGTCCCAACAGCAGAAGGACCCGCGCCGATAAATCTACTCGGAGAAGTAGAAACTTGTTTATTCGCACCAGCCGTGAACAAACACGCTTCCCGCCCCGGCATCGAGAGCGAGGCAGTTGACGCGGATTTCCGCGTTGGCGACTCCCCAACGAGTCAGGGGAATGTCATAGGTGGCCCACTCCCGGGCCGATCCGTCTGGGGACTGCGCGCCCATGAAATGCGCCACCGCAACCTGGCGCACGTCGCTGAACGGCGTCGCGTTGGCGGTGTCTTCGATCGAGAACAGCGCGCGCTGGCCGGCGGCGAGGCCGCGGCACATCAGTTTGATCGTGTTGAACGGCGCCAGGGCCGCCGTGCTCAAAACCCCGGTCACGACGCCCGCGGCCGCTACGGCCTGCTCGCCGGTGGTAATGTCGGTTCGTACCATCTACTTTTTCTCCTTGTCCTTCTTGTTGTCTTTGTCTTTGTCGGCGAGGTTAGCGAGAGTGACCGCGACCAGATCCTGTAACTCTTTCGGCATCGCCATTTGCTGTTTGTTTTTGGTCTCGGTGTCCGCGTAAAATTTGATCGCGGCCGCGTCGGCCGCGTTGTGCTGCTCGATCTCGGCGGGGGTTGACAGGCGATGCGAATTCGCCACCAGCAACTCCGCCGTCCGCTTCGGGTCGTTAATTCCCATGACGACGCCGGCGCGGCCCCCGTCCGGGGTCGAAAGCGAGGTAAGGAAATAGGGAGGAGCGGGAAGCCGCTCCATCTGCGCCTTGACGATTAACCACTGCTGCCTGGCATCCATGTTGTGCCCCTTTAGGTCGATTGGATAACCTGACCGTGGCCGTTCCGCAGGATTCCGCAGCCGTATAGGACGTCCACGGTGAACTGCTGAGCCAGGGTGTCAGGTTGATAGCTCAGAATGATGCGCATTCCGTAGCCGCCCATCTCAGCGTACTCGGCGATCGCGCCGGTGCCGGGGAGAGGCTGCGGCAGGCGCCGCATGACCAGGCCCAGCGCGTTCTTGTGAAACGCGAGGTTCTTGTAATTGGTCCCGTTGTTGGCCACGAGCTGCGAACGGAAGACGAGAAAACTCTTGATCATGCCGTTGGCGCCGAGAGGCCCGGCTCCGGGGAGGTCCGCCCCCTGCATGGTGCCCATCGCGCCGATAGTTTGGTACTCGGTGAATCGCGGAATCTGCCGCATGGAGGCGAAAGCGGTGGGGGAGACGAACAGGAACTTCGGCTCGTTCTGAGGAACCAGCGCCGTGAACATCGCCGTTTCGCCAAGGTCGATGCGCGCTTCGTCCATGGCGCTGGTAGCGCCCAGCGGAGGGTTGGCGGTGAATCCGGGCCACTGGGCCAGAAGATTGCTTTCGATCGCCGTCGCCGTAGCTGCCATGGCAGGCCCCACGGACATTTGGAATACGTCCATCGAGGCGAGCGCCTTGGTGACGTCGGGAATTTGGAAGCTCACTTCGGTGTGCTGGTTGAGGACGATTTGGGCGTTGCCCAGCGACGGATTCTGGGTTTGAACCGAGCCCCCCTCCACGATGTTATTCGCCACGTAGGTCGCTGGAATCGGGACGTTGATGGTATCTCCCGCCGACGCAAGGGCCGGCTCGAAGTCCCGGTTCACGAGGTTGGCTATGCGCAGGTTCGCGATCAGGTATGGCAGCCCCTGGGCCGCGACCAGCTTTACGATGGCTGTCGCCAAATTTGCAGATGTAATGTCCGGCAAGTTAGGTCTCCAAAACGGGCCCCCTTCGGAGGCCCTCGGTTGTGGCGCTGGGCGCGTTGCGGTTTAGCGGGGCATCAGCGCCATAATTTCGGCGCGGGTTGCCGCCAGATCTTCGGCCGACATGCCGGGCTTGACCGCATCCAGGTCGATCCGTTTTGCGCCCGGCGCTCGCCCGCCCGTCCGGGACCCGGCGCCGCCGGTGTCCTTGATCGCGAGCAGATAGGGCTTCGTGCGCATAGCCTCTTCCAGATACAGCTTGATCGAGGTGCCGTCCGGCCCCACGAATTCGCCGTCATCGGTCCGTTTCACCTTGCTTCCGAAAATGTCGAAAGCATCCTGCGCCGCCGCCTCGTCCGCGAACTTGAACTTGGTCAGCTCGGTCCGCACCATGGCGTCCAGTTCCTTTTTATTAGCGGCGGCCTCTTTGGCAGCGCTTTGCGTTTGGCTGGCCGCGAACTTGTCCGCCAGCTCTTTGTTGGTCCGCTGGAGGGCGCGAATCTCCGCAGCGAGGTTGGGATCGACTGTTGGTGGCTTGACCACGCCGGCGGCGGGGTCGGTGACTGCGACGGGTTCGGGTTCGGCGACGGCCTCAGCCGGCGCGAACTTAGCGAAATCCGCCTTGAGGGAGGCGCCGAGGCCCGTAACGAGCTTGGTCACATCCCCGAGGATCTGGGCGCGGAACGCGGCGTGATCGAATGCCGCTGGTTTTCCGCCGCCCCCACCTGCGCCGTCATCAGGCACGGCATCGAACAGGGGTCCTTGCATGTAGTGTAACAGTTTCATAGCGTTAAATCCTTTTTGGTGCCCAAATATGGGCGGTTTGGTACGATTGAGTGCTATTCCGTGAGGGCCTCACGTCAGGCGTTAGATTCGGTTTTGGAAGCGATTACGCCGCGATCTGGTCGGCGCCCCTCATGTCCTGAGTGAAGGAAGCGGCCTGCGCCGCCTGTTGCTTGGCCAGGGCGTCGGCGGCCGCCGCCTCCGGAGTCGGATTGGTGTCGATCTCCTTGTCCATGGCGGCGAGGACTTCCGGGTTGGCGTCGGAAAGCACGCGCCGGCCGGCCTTCTTATCGCGCTCGCGCCGATAGGTGTCGGACTGGATTTCGAGCTGGCTGGCGCTGATCATGAAATCCAGCTCCTCGACGCCGGCTTTATCCTCGAAGTCGAATCCGCGTACGTCCGGAGTCACGCCGCTGAAATCGCGGATGGCCAGCACGTCCCGATAGACAACCTGCATGGCCGGCCGGATCACGTCGCCGAGCCCGGCGAGCGCATCGCGCGATGGCGTTTTGTCCATCTGTTTCGACAGGCCCGACTGGGCCGCCGCGGTGGCTTTGTTGGTGCGCGCCTGGTCCATCAGGTAGCAGGCCTTGTAAATTCTCTCTTCGAGATCCTGCAGGCGATCGCTGATGGCTTTGTAAGCTTTGCCTTCGGGCTCCAGGTAGGAGGCGGTCGTGCCGGCCGGAAGGCTGAGATAGGACACCTCGGCCAGAGTTACCGAGTCATCGTAGTTGCCGCTGATGACGAGCTGCGCGATCGCCGACTGAAACAGTCCGTAGGCGTACGCGTTGTCCATGTTGAGGTGATCCAGGAGCGGCAGGAACACGCGGTTGGCCAGCCAGAGGCCGTCGGGCACCTCGACCTTGCGAATCGGGATGCGGTGCAGATTCGACATCGCGTGTTTGCGCGGGTAGCCTTCCACTAGCTGCGCCAGTTCGGTCTCGCCGTGCGCCTGTCCGTTTCCGCTTGCGCCTTTTCTCACGGCTTGGTAGCAGGCCACTTCCTCGGAATCGAAGTAATACCAATAGTCCACGATGGAAGGCTTTTCGAACGCCTCGCGCTCCTCCACCACTACGTGGACGATGCACCACAGGATGTTGCCGTACCTGTCGGTTTCCCAGTTGATGACTTGCGAGGGCGTGTACAGTACCAGGAACGGATCGAGCAGTCCCTGCCCTTCCTGCTGCGCCAGATTGATGGGCGCGGGGGCATTGGGGTCGGGCGTCGGAAGGTCGATCAGGACGTAGGCGGATTTATGCAAGACCGCGCTCTCGAATACCTTTCTCCAGAAGTCGAGGTACGCCGTTCCGGCATGGTCGCAGTCCTTTTCAAATGCCGCGCAGAAATCGAGCGCGTCCTGGGGGATCGGGCGAACCGGAGTTCCCGCCTGGATAACGGCGCCGGCCAGGGCGGCCAGCTTTTGGAGGATTTGCGGCGGCTCTTTGAAGAGGGCGGAGACATACCAGCCGACGATGTTGCCCAGAAGGTTGGTGTAGGAGAAGCGCTGTTGGCGCGTCCGGAACACCTCGGCCAGCTCTTTCGGCTTTTGCAGGAGATAGATCCCCAGCTTGATCACGGCGTCCCGCAGCACGCTGCCTCCTTGGAAGAGGTCGGCGAAGGTGGAATATGCGAGCGAGTACTGGATATAGGTCGAGGCTTTGGCGTCGATCTTGGCGATGGGTATGGAGGAGGGAAAAGTCATGGAATGTCCTTGGAGCCGCGAGACTGCGCGGTCAGTTGGAATTGGGAGTTAGAGTTGTTTTCCGGTGGCGTGCTTGAGGCGGGTCAGTCCTGCTGGGCAGGATCGTCGTCGACGGGGAGATCGTCGTAGTCGGAATCGTCGTCCATCAGATTTGGACGTACGTCAGTTTCGCCTTTTCGCCCAGGAACCCATGAGCATAGAAGATCGTAGGGTCCACCGGATTGCCGGACGTCGAAGGCTGGAAGGAAAACTGATCGAGCGGAACCGAGATCGCGCCAGGCGCGGCCAGCTCGCGGATGACTCCGGTACCGCTGCCGTCATTCGTCACGTTCGGGCCGCCGACGTAGCAGACGTGGGTGTTGGTGCGCAGCGGCTCCAACAGGACGATATGAGCCATCGGCGACGGCGACGGCGCGGGGCACTGCACGGCGGTGGCGCCAAACGTCAGGATAGTTGTAATCAGCGTCATAGTGTTTTTTCCCTCGACTATTTCAATCATGCGCTATATGCTTGGTCAAAGGAGAATCGCAGCACGGGCAAACCAACCAAGAAAATGACCAAACCGGCGGCGAGGTCGGCCGCCAAAAACAAGCCGAAAGCGGCGTCGAAGAAGCCCGCAGCCGCTTAGCGCGCGCGCCGCGTCTGAGAACCATTGGGAGGAGGTTTCAAGACCTCGGTTCTCGATCCTGGCGCGGCGTTCGCTTCCTCCTCATCGCCGGCGTCCGCCGGCGTTTCGATCCCCACCACATACAGCGCGTCGACCATTGGTAGAGCCCCGCGCGCCGCCACGTAGCCGCCGACGAATCCGATCGCGCGGCATAGCGGCCGGCCGTGGTAATCGAGGATCATAGAATTAGCCGAAAGGACTCGCCTGCCGATTAATCAGCTAGGCGAAGAAAGGGGGCCGCGGAAGATAGCCAGAGCAATCGGCGGCCACGGCCCAGATACGCATCTGGCCGATGCGGGTGTTGCGGGCCCGTGGCCGCTTCTACACCGGACGTTGGTTCATCCATTCCCAGAGCTTGTCGCATACCCAGGCGGTCCACCGCCGCTTGTGCCGGTGGCCATATAAGCAGCCGTCACTTCTTGCCTCGCAGCGCGGCGTCGTACAAGCCGGCCAATTCCCCGCCGTAGAACGCGATCAAAGATTCCTCTTCGAGCCGCACGGCAAAACAGTAGTCAGTAAGCCGATTCCGGAAGTCATGAATCAGTCGCTCGCGCGGAGTGCGTATTACGGTGGACCTGTGCCGGGCCCGCAGTTCGGCGGTGTTATCGGAGCCGTTCATTTTAGGCAGCTATCGAGAGAGGCGTATGCATGCGCCGCAGTAAGAGGCACGACGCCATTTCCCAAAGCTCGTAGTCGCGAGATGCGAGAGGACTGCCGGCGTCCGTGAAGCCTGCCGGCAGATTCATAAGCAGCTCGACAAACCGCGGGTTCAACATCCGGGCGCTGCACGAGCAGCCGGGCCCATGCTTCGAGGTCCGCCGGGCCGGGAGGGAAAACTGCGATACTGCCTCGCACAACTGATCCGCCGCGGTTGTCAGATCGTGCGGTTTCGAGTGGCCGTCCGACTTGGTGAAGTTCTTCCCGCGTGGCGCGAGATGCGCGTTCGGCGTCGGCCATCCCCGCGCCTGCTGATCCAACCCCTGTTCGTCCTTGCGATCGCCGCCCCGCGATCGGAACGAGTCCGTCGCCGGCGTCTGCCAGATGACGGCCGCCTGCTCGGTGCTGATCTGCCTCCCGTCCTGAATCCGGCGCCGGATCCGCTCGACCGACGTTCCCCTGCCGCCGCGGTGCACATCGGTCAGGTCCGGAGTCGGCCACGCCATTACCTGCTTGGCGAATTCCCCGCCGCCGCCCGCCGTCTTGCCGCTCTTGTCCGTGTTCTGAAAGCCGTGGGGAGTCTTCCAGGTCCGGGCCCGTGATTCCAGGCACTGATCCGTGAGCCGGTTCCGCCGCGCCCCGCCGCCGCGGTCCGTGCCCATGTTCGGCGCCCCCGGGTTGGCGTTGGGTGTCGGCCAGCTCGGCCAACGCGAAAAGTCGCAATCGCCGGTGAGACGCGCCGACTTCCTTCGCGCTAAAGAATCCGCACGCAACGCGATACCCCAGTCCATCCAACTCCTCGGCGACTTCATGGAAGCCGAGTCGAAAATGCGCGTCGACGTTTTCAAGGAACACTTGTCGAGGCTGAACCTCGCGGACGATCCTGGCGACGTGCGGCCAGAGATGGCGCGGGTCTTTCGCGGCGAGCTGCTTACCGGCGCAACTGAACGGCTGGCAAGGGTAGCCCGCGCAGAGGACGTCGACCTCTCCGCGATATGGCCGCCCGTCGAATGTCTTAAGGTCGCTCCAAATGTCTGCAGGAGCCAGGGCGCCGTCTTGAAAACGCGCAACCAGGATGCGGGCAGCAGAGATTTCCCGTTCCACGTAGCAGAGCGCGCGAGTCTCTCCGAGAGCAAGGGTAAGTCCAAGTCCGATGCCGCCGTAGCCGGCGCACAGTTCGATGGTAGTTTGTAGAGCCACATTTCTTCTTTCGTTCAGAACAGCAGCGTCGAGCGCGGGCCGCCGTGATCGCGCAGGCCATACTCCGCTTCGACCAGGTACCCCAGCGCGTCCGAAACGTGAGTGAGTTCCTTGTTCGATTTGTCGATATCGCCGGTCATATTGCCGCCGGCGTCGGCCTTCCAGGCGACTTGCTCGAAGTCCTTAGTGAGCAGCTTGCACTTCGGGTCCACCACCATACCCACGTAACCGTTGGCGTTGAGCAGTTTGCCATTCATGGCGTTAATGCGATCGCGGACCGCCGGGTTCGCCGCCGGCACGTGGTAGGTCGCGCTAAACTCCGTCGCCGTGCGGAAGAACTCCCTGACGATCTGATAGTCCGACTTGCCGGCCGTCTGCCGCGATCCGCCGGCGGCGTCGCCGTAGACCTTCACCGATACCGGCCCCTGACGCCCGATCCACGGCCCCACCCGCTTTTGGAACGCCTGGCACGCCTCCAGCGTGTTGCTGTTGGGCAGGATGATCTCATCGAGCACGCGGACCATCGCCGAACGGCGCCCCACCATGGCCATCTCCCGGCTGGTAGTGTCTTCGACCTGGCAAATCACGCTGCACATCGGATTGACGTTGAAGTCCATCGCCCAGCAGAGCTGCAGCCGCGGCGCATAGGATTGCGGCGCGAGGTGCTGCCCGCGCGTGAAGGCGAAGTAAGCGCGGCCCGCAAAGTTCTCGAACGACGCGCCGTACTCCTGGCGGAAAGTCTTCTCGTCCAGGTCATTGCGCGCGGCGGCGATCTCCTCGGCCGAAACGCGGCCGCCGTCGAGCGTGGTGTATGTGAACGCGCCCCAGCCCGGGGCTACTTTCGCCGCCTGGTAGAGATCGTGAAAATGGTTCATGCCTTTCGGCGTGCCGATCCACAACGCGCCTCCCATGCGGTCGGACAGCATAGGCCGGATGATCTCGGTCCAAACCCGCGGATCCATATCCGCGTACTCATCGAGCACCGCGAAATCGAGGCCGGGGCCGCGTAGCGAGTCGTAGTTCGACGCGCCGCGCAGCGCGATACTGCCGCCGCCGATCAGGTCGACGGACAGGTCCGTCTCGTTCGGCTTACCGATTAGGTAGGGCCTGGTTTGTTCCTTCAGCTCCACCCAGGCAATCTGTTTCGCCTGGCGATACGTCGGTGCGAGATACCAGGCGAGCGACTTGGGCCGCCGGTATACCTTGCGAATTAGCTCCGGAATCGACAGGTAGGTCTTGCCGAAGCGGCGCCCGGCGACTACTACGCGGAAGCGCGCGGGGCAGCGGAAGATCCGGCTCTGCGGTCTGGTCAGACGAATCATGGGGGTGATAGGCTTGGGACATGGCAGCAGTAGTCACAGGCAGCAAAACCTCCGTTCAGGACGTAAGCCCCGGCTTGCCGGCGGCGACGATCAACGGGCTATGGGCCACGGCGCCCGAGAACATGACGGTGGCCCAGCTCCACCAATTGTGGGATGCGTGCAACCACGTCGCCGGTGGCAACGAGCCCGGCAACGTATTGGGCGCTCTTTTCCCCTAACGCAAGCCGTCCGCCGCAGGCAAGTAGTGGCTTGCTTCGCCCGGGCGTTGCGGCGGCGGCCCTTTTACTTCGCCAGCTCGTCCATCTTCGCCGGCGCCGCCGCCGGCGTCTCGGACACCGGCTCGTCGTCATAAGCCTGGATGATCAGCGGCGGGACCTCGGCCGCGGCGTTCTTCTTCTCGTCGCGCTCGAAGCTGCGTTGTCCCAGGAGCTGCTTGCCCAGCCAGATCTGCGCGGTGATGTTGGCCGGTATGGTATCGGTGCCCATGGCGGCCTTCCATTGCGCGCGGCGCAATGACATCCGCCCCTGTGCGCGCCCGCGCTCCAGGGCCGCCAGAAATTTCGGGTCCTTCTCGCGCCGGATCAGTTGCCGCTTGGAGATGCCGACGACGGCGGCAATTTCCTCCAGCGTGCAGCCAATCGCGGATAACTTCTCAACGGCGGCGATCGTGCTATCGGCCGGCTTCTTGGGCGGCGGCGCCGTCACTGTCTCTGTCTCTTCGGGCATAAAGAAAGCCCGGCTTTGCTACGCCGGGCCTCGGTTGTGCGGGGTCACCGCGCAATAAAAAACCGGCCTTGTGACGGGCCGGTGTTATTCGACTGCGCGGCGATCCAAATGGTGCGGGGCGGTCTTAGGTGGATCCGCCCGAGCTGGCAGGGCCGACGCCCTTACGCAGTCCCATAGCCTGAGCTTTCGCGGTCGCCCGCGCTTGCAGAGCTTTGAATCGCATTTTATAGGTTCCTTCTTTCCGCGGTGGATTACTCAAATGCTGATATCCATCGCCAGATTTGCGAGCTTCGCATCAATTGATACGCGCCCGGATACGGGCGTCTCCGGGGTGATTGCCACCCCGATCTTTTCGGCGACGGCCAGGCCGTCGACGTACTTGGAGGCTTCCGGCGCCCACTTGGTCTTACGGAGGAATTCCTCCACCTGGGCGCGCGACTGGAAGCACATACAAAACCAACATTCAGAATCGGTGGCCTTCTGGCGGCGCGCATTCTCCGCCTTGGCGCGCTCCTTAAAGCCGCGCAGGACGGCGGAACACTCGGCGAGCGAATCGACTTCCGCGCTGCCGGTGTACTTGTAGCCCGCCATCAAGTCTCCGGCCGCCGGCGGCGGCTCCGGCTCGTCGCGGGCGTCGAGGTTGATGTCCAGGTCCAAGTCGATCGACGTTTCCAGCCCCAAATCGAAATCGTCCTGCTTAGGCATATTTCCTCCGCGCCAATTCCGCTCCCACCAGCGGGAAGTACTCCAGCACGCGAGCATAGTCAGCCGGGAAAACCCGGCTCATCGGCTCCATGAATCGGTAGTCGAGCCCGTCGAAGGACCGCCCGAAGACGCGGTAGTCCACCGGCAGTTTCACGCCGGCATTCTGGATAGTGCCGATCAGCCGCGGCTTGTGCCAGTCCCAGATGGGATAGAACTGCTGCTTCTTGTGGTTGATCGCGCCATGCATCTTGATCGATACCATGCGGTACGGCGAATCCACGGCCCGCACGCCGGACGCGCAGTACGCCGCCGGCAGGTTGTTCTCGTCGCGCAGGATCTTATAGACGTCGCCATACTCGAATTCCGGTAGCTTGGCCGATACGATCACATCCCGATTCTCCGGCGCCTGGAACACGCCCCGGTTGAGCATGCGGTAAAGCGACGGATGCGGCAGGCGAATGATGCGCGTCCCGAAGAACCCCTCGTAGTACGCCAGGCTGCGGTTTACGAACTCCAGCTCCGGCACGAGGTACATATAGAACGGCACCACGCGCGAGAAATGCTTTCGGCACTCCAGCCACGCGGCGATGGAGTCCTTCCCGCAGGAAAACGCCAGCAGGATGGTGTCGGTACGCCGCCGGATATCGGCGATCACCTGGCTACCGCTTAGTTCAGGAGCCCGCATAATGGCCCTCCACGCGGCCCGAATTCGATTTCACGCCCAATCATACAATGACTGCGAATGCATGTACAGGAAATACTCGCGGCCGCATGTTTTGACAATCACAACGCATATCTGCAACACTGTGCTGTATGGACGCATCAGAATCCGCCCGCGCTCTCCAGGCCCTGCGGAAACACCGCGGCGGAGGCGGCTCGAAACGCCGCATCGCCCACGATCCCACGGTACGCCGCTGCCTGTGCGTCGACTGCCGTAAAGCCCGCGGCCAATACCCAGCCCACCTGTTAGACCGGCCTGTCAAAAAGGCCAAAGCTGCCAAAGCCAAGCCAGCGCGGAAGGCCGCCAAAAAGCGCTCTAAGTAACCACTGGACAATCACAGCGTTTGCATAGTAACATCGGCGCATGACGACTTTGCCCGCCGAAAAGTATCGCCCGCCGCTCCTCGGCTTGGGGCCTGTATGAACGCCCGCCTAACGCCCGAGGGGCGTCAAAACCGCAACGCCGGCTTGAGGGCGCGTAAGGCAAAAGGTATTTGCCGCCAGTGCGGAGGGCCGTCCCGCCCGAAATTGGCTTACTGCCAGGCGTGCGCTGACAAGGGTGCATCTAATTCGGCCAAATGGCAACGCGACAACAGAACGTTAATCAACGAGCGCCACCGGCCCGGCAACCGCAGGCGGCGTAGGGAGACGCGGGATATCGTGCTCTCTCACTATGGCCGGGTTTGCGCCTGCTGTGGCGAGTCGGACGAGCGGTTTTTGACCATTGACCACTCCGAAGGGAACGGGCATTGCGACGAGCGGGCGCATCATCCCAGAGGCTATAGAATCGCTGGCGTCGGTTGGTACACGCGCATTATCAAGCTCGGGTTCCCGAAGGATCTCCAACTCCTCTGTTGGAATTGCAACCTCGGCAAACACATATACGGGCAATGCCCACACAGGCTCGGCAAGGAGGAAGCAGCATGAACCTCACCGAAAAGTATCTGCCGAGAACTATAAATGATTTCGCCGGCCTTGCGCGGCCGAAAGCGATTTTGGCCGCGTTCGCCAAGCAGCCGTATTCAGCGGCGTTCCTATTCGTCGGCCCGTCCGGTATAGGAAAGACAACAATGGCCATGGCCCTCGCCGAGCAGATCAATGGGGAAGTTCACCACATCTCGTCGCGGCCTCGGAACTGTGGACTCGTTAGCGAGGACGTGCTGGTACACTCCCATGTGGGGCAATTGGCACGTCCCCATAATTGACGAGGCGGACCAAATGACCGGCCCGGCCCAGCTCGCATTCCTGTCGAAGCTGGATACCACGGCGGCGCCGCCGAATACCATCTTCCTGTTCACGGCCAACGGCACGGCGAAGCTGGCGGAGCGTTTCCTCAGCCGGTGCCGCGTGGTGGAGTTCACCCACGAGGGCCTGCTCGATCCCGCCCGCGAGCTGCTCGCCCGTATCTGGCGCGCGGAGACATCGGCTGCTGCGCCGGACTTCGAGGTGATGCTACGCGCCGCCGGCTTCAATCTCCGGACTGCGATCACCGCGCTCGAAGTGGAACTGATCGCCCCCAGTCCTCCCGGCCGCGGTAAGACGCTCTGCGCCGTGTTCTCCGGCGAGGCCATAGCAACGCGCAGCCCGCGCCACGATCCGCGCATCCCGCCCGCCGGTACGACACTCACCCGCGAATTCAAGGGCAAGCAAATCGCCGTCGATGTCCTCGCCGATGGCGGCTTCCGGTACTCCGGCCGCCGGTTCAATTCCCTGAGCGCGATCGCGCGGGAAGTGACCAAGGCGAATCAGAACGGATACCGCTTCTTCCGGCTAAAGGTGGCGTCGTGAAAGTCCTGTCGGTCTGTCAGCCGTGGGCATGGCTGCTGGTGAACGGCTACAAAGACGTCGAGAACCGCAGTTGGAGAACTTCGCATCGCGGCCCGCTGCTCATCCATTCCGGCGCCGCGGTTTCGGGCCTATGGCGGAAAAATCCGCACGCCCAGCCAGGCATACTCACGACCGTGTTCAAGCGCCTGCGCGCTGCCGGCATTCGCCCGCCGAAGATCCCGCCCGCGCTGGAGACCGGCGGTATCGTCGGCCGCGTCGAGCTGCTGGACTGTGTGACCACTTCGGATCTGCACTTTCTCGCTCACGCCGGCGTCGATAGCCCGTGGTTCTTCGGGCCGGTCGGCTGGCTGGTCGGCGGCGGTACACCGCTTCCGTTTGTGCCGCTCAAGGGCAAACTGCACGTTTTCGAATTTCCGGGAGGAGAGACGTGATGGCCAAGCGAACGCGCCTAGCGATCAGAGGATTTGCCGACGGGGTGCAGTTGTTCGAGGAGCCCGTCGACATCCCGGAGAAGGATCTCGACCGCGTTGTAACCGATCTGGCCGTGAAGCACGCGGAACTCATGAAGGGCCGCCCTCACATGATCGAAATTGAATTTCTGGACGAGCCCGATATCAACCAGCGATTCTTCCGTCTCGGTACCGATCCCCGCGGTATGGTTCTCCCGCTCGCTCTGCCCTACGACAGGCCCTCCGAGTAGCGCTCGCGCACCACGGTATAACCCGCGCCGCGGCCGTCGGAGAGCATCGCCAGGTCGGGACGCCGCAGCGGCGGCGCGCCGTGCATCTGCGGCTCCCAGGTGGAAAGCTCGTCGTCCTGCGGAATCCTCACCATTACGCCGCGCGCCAGGTCCTTCAGGGTTTGCGCCAGCAGGCGCAGTCCCATCGGGAAGAGATCGCGGCGCCACAGTTCGCTGGCCGTATCGCCCGGCCGTACAAAGCACCAGTCCTGCGCGGCGATGTCGCCGCCATCGACGGTTTCACTCAGCCAATACATCGACCCGCCGGTAACGCGGTCGCCCATTTTGATGGCCCATGCGACCGCATCGCGGCCCCGGTGGCGCGGTAGCAGGCTGGGGTGGTAGCCCACGGCCCCCAGGCGCGACCGCAGCCTTGTAGCCCGCCCTACGAAGTCATGCGAATGCGCCGCCACGATGAGGTCGACGCCATCCGGCAGCCTGTGCGCGTCCAGCGTACCCGCCGGCATCCACGGCAGACGCAACTCGCCCGCGCGGAAGGT